GGCCGTGAAGTTTCGAATGTCAGAGGTGTAAGATTGATAGGTGCGTAGTTTGGTTGTTTTTTCTTTATAAGCTATAAAGTTTGCGATTGCCTCGATGATTGTTGATTCAGGTGATAGATCGTTATTTTTTTGCTTAGGTATTTTTTGGATGGTGTGTCCATCGAGAAGCATTTTGTTTACGTGATCAGAAAACATTTTTGCATGTGAGTATCTTTCTTTGGCTGTTTTTTGGGCCAGTACGTGACGTTTACGGATTAGCTTGTTTTGTGTTTCTGAAAAAATATAATATTCAACGTACCAGGGTTTTTTTAGGTCGCCGTTTGAATTTGCTACTCGACAAAGTTTATATTCATTTTCTATTTGCATAGCTTTAATTTTTATCTAATTTTGAGAATGCGAGATGTAGTGCTTGTCATATTATTGTCATATTGTTTTTACAATAGGCTATAAACAAAAATAACTCACTGATTATCAGCGAGTTATATAAACATGTGTTGCGGGAAGCGGGCTTGCACTTTCCTTTTTTATGTTTTTATAAATTACTGATTATTAGTTGTTTATGTTTTTTTTAGGATGTCATTTTGCCAAAAATGCTTGTCATAATATGGGGGTTTGTCATTTTTTTGTCATTTTTTTTACTCTTCAAATGTTTCAATTAAGGCCATATTTTTATCATAATTGAAATACCTTTCTTTTACTGTCATTCCTCCAAAACCGTTTTTTGCACGGTATTTTATTTTAACCTGTATATAGGTTTTTTCTTTTTTTGATTGCTTTGTAAAGTTTGATGTATATTCAACTTCATCATAAGAATCTGGGTCACGTAAATTTTCTTTTAGTGCTTTTCTAGAAATTCTATACATTTTGTATAATTCTTCTTCTTTTGCTTTTGCAATACTATTTTCTTTTTCATTTTGAATCTGAGCATTTGATTTTACTGTTGATTCTGGTGAAATCATTTTAGAAATGATATTTAGTATGATCATTGTTAAAATAAAATAACCTACATACTTGAGCCATTTTTTGTCTTTCATTTTTTTTTAGTGTTGATTATAATTTTTGATCTACTATGCGGATGGCCTTCCAGACTGCTTTTATTTCTGAGCATTTAATTGAAATAAAACCTGAGTTTTGATTGTCTGAGTATAAAGTGAGACGGCCAGTGGTTTGTAGTTCGTTTTCTTTTATGCGTTTTACAACGAATTTTGAATCAAAAGCTACTGCATAAATGCCTGAGTTGATATATACAATATCTCCTATGGGTATTGACTCCACTAATACTCTTGAACCATTATTAATAGTTGGCTCCATTGAATTACCTTCTATTTCTATTACTATTTGATTTGGTTTTGGATATTCGTTATTAGCGAAATAGACTGGAAACTTTTCTTCTAGTATATAGTTTTCAGGTGATAGTTTTTCAATGAATGATGCAGTGGCCTTCACAGTTAAATATGGTATGTAGTGGATGTTTGTATAAGCTTCTTTAATGTCTCCGTATTGAAGTTCTTTTGGCGTAATTTGAAAATGATGTGCCATTGCTTCAATGTACTTTTTTTCTGGGTGTGCAATACCCAGTTCCCAGTTTGAAACTGCTGCACCTGTAGAGCCAATTAATTCTCCTAATTTGGCTTGACTTAATTTTTTGTCTTTTCTGTATTGCTTTATTCTTAGCTTAAAGGTTTCCATCATGTGATTTATTTAAATAAAATTCAATTTTGTTTTGAAATTCAATTTTAAATTGAGTTATTTGTACTAAGTAAAATTTACTTAGTAATTATTACCACGTAAAGGTATAAACAAGAATGAAAAAACCTATTAGAAATGCGAAAATCGACGCTAGTATTTTTACGCAGGAGTATTGGAGAGAGAGATTTAATGAGCTTTTGCCAAACTTTCAAGGTAAAAGATTGATTACTTGTTTGATTGAAGTTGATGGCAAATTTGATTCAGTTGTTTGGTACGATCGGGTTGAAAATGTAAAAAAGGGTAAGGCGAGTTTGGCTATTACTCAGGCAGTTTGTGAAGCGATGTCAGACTATACTGACGGGAAAAGAAAGGTTAAGAAATCGATGGATAAAATTATGAAACGACAAAACTTAGTAGCTTAATGGATCAGTATTCTTTTGAAATAACAATAGTATTAGATACTATTTTTATTGTAACTCTTGTAATGATAGGTTCTTATTTATTTAAAAACGTTTTTAATCCTGAAAAAAAATGACAAATAATTATTTCCATCTATTGCGGCCCACTACTCCTGGGCAAATTTATGAGCTTTTTTTGGCTGGTAAATTAAAGGAGACTGATTTTGAATCAGCATTATTAATTGTTGAAAAGCAGGTTGATATTCTTACAAAAATGTTGTCAGAATGTCAAAATTGGGAGGTTGAAGAAGTTTCAATTGAGCTAGAAAAATATAAGATTCTTAATTATCGAATGAATGAAAGTAAAAAGTATTCTGTGCAAGGGCAAAAGGCGGCTGAGTGCTTGAAATTGGCGGAAAAGAATTGGAAGAATGCTGCTTTGTGTGAAAGTCCTGATGAGCAGTTGGTGCATCTTGAGAGATGTTTGGGCTATGTATTTACTGCAGGGCTTGATCCGTATGAATTTATAGTGGCTAAAGTTAAGGAATCTTTAATTGCAGCATAGATGATAAATAGAGAATCTTATGAGCTTGCTGTGCTTCATGGCATGCTTACGTATAATGACATGAGGCCAGTTGGATATTTAAAGCCATCGAATTTTATTTTTAAGACGGCTGATGTAGAAAACTCTAAGATTTTTGAGGTGTTGTGCAGTACACTAGATTTTGATGCTCGATTGAAGGCATTTAGGAATTTGGGTGCTTGGTCGTTGATATATTCCGTGCTTTCGATTGAAAGGGGTTATATGTGTGATTATATGGGGGTTAATACTCCTAAATATTGCCTGCTGATTTTGCAGGAAGTTTTTGAAGCTTCTGTAAAAGAAAAATTACAACTGCTTTCGACAGATGCTTTATATTCTGCGATTGTTCAGAATGTTTTTGCGGAGATTGAGTTGAGTAATATGGATTGCTTTGAAATGGCTAATAATGTTTTGGCTTATTTTAGAATAATTAATTTTGAGCTTGGTGTTCTGAGCTTTGAAGAATTGATTGAAAATATTGATAAGCGAGTAAGTAAAATTAATCAAAACTTTGAGATTGATATGCTTACTAATCGATTGAGCAGGCATTGTGATGCTGCTGGAAAGAAAGAATATATAGGGTATTTGGATACGATTAAACTAGGTATATCGGCATGATTTTTACGGATTTTTTAGAAACAATTAAAAGCGAGGCTCCGACGATTACGAATGAAGCCTTGGAATATGAGCGAAAAATTCGTCAGACTGTGGGTCTATTTCCATTGCACGTTTTTCATGATAGAATAAATCCTTTCATTGATATTTTAGCGATTGATTATGATTTGCCGAGAAGCTATATTGGTACGATGTTTCTAACTGCATATAGCTCTGCGATAGGTACTGCTGCCGTGGCCTGTGAGGGTGAAGATAATATGTCGTTTTTTCCTATTTGGTCGTGCTTAGTGGGTATTTCGTCGGCTGGTAAATCGTTGGTAAATAATAAGGTGCTTGGGCCACTCTATGAAATTCAGGGTGAATATGATAAGCAATGGGCGGAAGATGTGCAGGATTTGGAAGCGAGTGCCAGGGTGAAAATGCAGATGAAACAGTTAATTGTGCGTGATGTGCATGTGCCGACCTTAATGAGATATGTAATGCCTGATAATCCAAAAGGCATTATGAAAGATTCGGATGAGATTTTGGAGTGGATTAATGGTATGAATGCTACTTCAAAGAATGGTAAGGAGGGTACGGATGAGCAATTTTATCTGAGTTCGTGGAATTGTCGGAAGTATTCGGCCATTCGTACTATGAAGGATAAGTACGTGATTGGGAGGCCTTTTATTAATGTGACTGGTGGTGTGCAGCCTTCTGTGGCTCCGAAGCTTTTTGCCAATAATCGGGATACTACTGGTTTTATTTTTCGGGTTTTGTTTGCTCCGCCAGAGCGTCACAGGATTGCGAGGCCCAATTTTAGAAAGGAATTGCCTAAGGAGTTGAGTGATACGCATAGGATTGTGATGCGGATGCTAGTTGAGAAATTGCAGGTGGAAAGTGATGAGCAGGTGCCGTGGAAGTTTATGATTACGGAGAAGGCGAGTGCAATGAAAAGAAACTGGGAAGATGAATTGGTGGCTAAAATTAACTTAATGCCAGATTTGTATGATGTAGAAGTTCATTCGGGTATATATGGTAAGATACAGGAATATATAAACAGGTTTGCGGGGATTTTGGCTGTGACTGATGTGGCATATAATAATTATAGTCGGGGGCAGTATTATTTCTGTACTGAAAAGCCTGGGGTGATAGATGAAGGGATAATGGCAAGGGCTTTGGAGCTAAGTATGTATTTTTATAAGAGTGCTGCTGAGACGCATAGGATAGTGAGTGTAGATTTAACGGTGCCTACGAAAGTGGTGGTTTTAGCCAATTTGTTTAGGCAGGGTGCTAGTTTATCTAAGATGTCTGAGAGTTATTTTGGTGATAAGGATTTGAAGGTGAAAATGAGTAGGGAATTGAATAAGTTGGTGAAGAAATACCCTAGGATTTTTGGATCTAGAATATAGATTTCAATGCGTATGTAAGACATGTTACGGTTTTTTTTGTTACGGCTAATGTTAAAGCATTGATAATCAAATAGTTATGGAGTTTTAGGCCGTAACAAATCGTAACATTTGGGTATTTAACTAATTGATTATCAGGTAGTTAAGAATTGAAAACCGTAACACTTTTTGTTACGGTTGCCGTAACAAAAAGTGTTACGATTTTGAAAAGTTAAAATGTTTACTATCAGCGTTTTACGGAGTGCAATGTTACGATTTGTTACGGTTGTTTTTGGCTTAAATTGTTGATTATCAGTGCTTTAGGTGGCATCGTAACAGAAAAAACCGTAACATGTTTAGTAAAATAGATTGCAAAATGTAAGTGGTTGATTATTAGTGATTTAGTTAGTTTAGTGTAAAAATGGTATAGATATTATTAAAAACTTAAAAATATAAAAAAAATGAAGGCAAAAAATTTAGTGGCTGATAGAAAAAGTATTTTGAGACATGAGGAAATAAGGCAAACTAATGAGTTGATTGAATCTTTGATTAAGGGTAGTTTAAAGCCTGAAGAGATTAAGGAAATTAGGTTTAGGCTTGATTTGATTCAATCTAAAATTGAAGAACTTGATTGGGTTTTGCAGGCTAAGTAGAATCATGGAAAAAAAAATCGGTATTGAAATATGTGGGCATCAATGCTCGAAGCTTAGGGGGTATGATTGCTATGCTTGTAGATTATATGATGAGAAAAATAAAAAAGAGCAGGTGGGTGGCTGCTCCAATAATAAAAAGGAGGTGAAAAATGATTGATATTGCTAGAATAAAAATGATTGAGGCGGTGAGTAGGGCCGTGGAAACTAAGCGAGAGCATGATGTGAGAAATGCTGAGAGCTTATTACGTAGTGTTTGTTATAGACAAAAAAAAAGTTGGCTGATGTTTATTTTTGATGATGTGCTGCCTGCTATGGATGGAGTTATTAAAGGGGTACCTAATTTGAGTGAGATTGAATGCCAGTACTGTAAAAAACAGGTGAAAAATATTACTGGTTTGAAAGCTCACCTAGGAGTGAAACACCAGGATAAGAAAAATGAATGGAGTGGTAAATTTTGAAAATTAAACTAATAAAATAATGACTGAATTAGAACTATATAAATATATAAAAAACAATGCAATTGAATGGCAAAAAAGGGATAATAATGGAACTGAGGATATAATAATTTTACCAAATATTTCTGATCTTAACATTTTTGTAAAGTTGGTAGATAGCTATACTGGTGAAGGCGGCATTGAAGGGCGATTAATGAATGGTTATTTAGCTATTTGGATGAAAGACCTTTGTTTTTATTATGACATTGATATGGACAATGTATTTTGTGAAGAAGAAGAATGATAACAAATTAAACTTATAAAACTATGTCACAAATAAACCATCCATCTCACTACGGGGGTGAGAATAACGAATATGAAGCCATCAAAGTAATTGAGGCTTGGGAATTAGATTTTTGCCTTGGGAATGTGGTTAAGTATATTTCTCGTGCAGGAAAGAAAGATGATATTGTACAAGATTTAAAAAAAGCGAAGTGGTATATTGAACGTAAAATTTCTCAATTTGAGCCTGTTTGTGAAAGTGAAAATGTTTCTTTTTATAGTTTGTTGGTTCAGTTAGATAAATTAATAGAAGAGTGTGATGTAAAGGAATTTAATCTTTTTGAAAAAGGATTACATACTTTAGTAAATTACGAAAATGCTAAAAAATTGGCGTATATCAAAGCTAAAGAGATTCTTGTAAATAGTTGATTATATGCTAAGTATTAAAGTATAGGTTTCGATTTAGAGGAAATTATTTAGAAATGAAATATAAAAATCTTGCGTAAAGCAAAGAAACTTCCAAGACTCAGCATGGCAATGTTCGCTTCATGCGGACAATACAACAGATACCACTTGAGGGCAGATAGACTAAGGATCTAAGTAGTTTGCAATATCATGTGTGAGTTATTTTATAACAATGAAGGAGGCGAAATTTAAAGATTTTTAATTAATTGTAATAGAAAAAATGAAATATAATAATTTGAGTATTGATGAGCTTCATAAGTTTTTGAAGAATGTTAATGGGGCCTTAGATAGGCTTGAAAGTGGAAGTATAAGTGTTTTAGAAATTAGGATTTTTGGGGTTGATTTTGAAATTAAGGATGTTAAGACTATTGATGAAATATTAGATCTTATTGGTGGTAAGATTATGGTAGATTTACATGCTTATCATGATAGTGTAAGTATTTATTGATTTAGGGTTGAATATATGTAGAAATGCCATTGGCTTTGCTGGTGGCGTTTTTTGTCATTCTTCGGGTTATAACCTGTAAAATGACATTTATTTCTTATTTTTACAAAACCACATTTACTATGGAACTTAATTTTAAGCAAATAGATAAAGATAAGCGGCCTTTTGTGATGATACCTTTGGAGGATATGGTAATTAGGTATTTATTGAGGGAGTTTGGGAATGATGGGAATTGCATACATGGTAGAGCTGATGGGGTTTTTGGTGGGGTGGTAAGTTTGATGGCTGAAAAAAGACCTTATCGGCAGATGCCACTGAATAGACATTTGAGAGGGCATAAATTAAAACTTATTCTTCCAGATACTTATAGGCATGCTACTATTACTGAGGGAGCGGTGATGTCGGTTTCATCTCATTTTAATATGATTTTTCGCATGAATTTTATAGCGTTTGTGAATGGTGCTTTTTTGAATGGTAGCAGTGTTAATGCGGCAGTCAAGAAGTTTCTGGATGTGTATGGGATTGGGGTAGATGAATGGTCGGATGATACGGCTAGGCGTTTTTATAGGTATCATGCTGTAAAATCCAAAAATAATGTGGATTCAATGCAAAATAAATCGGGTGTATTTGTCCAGTGAATCGGGTGTTTTTGTCCAAGGTGATTTATATAGAATTTAAACTTTTTTTGATATGGCTGGTAATTTCAATGTTCCATTTTCGGCGGCAAGTAATTTGCCTGAATTGAATCAGATTAAGATTGTTGATGTAGATGATATGCTTGATTTCTATGAGCCTGATTTGTATTTAAACATAAATGATGATGGTGGGCATGTTTTTCCAAATCGGTTTCTTTCTTTGAAGTCTGGTAAGGGTTTGAGTAGATTATGGTTTTTGCCTGGGCTGGGTATATATAAGGAAGAAATGGTGGAGAATGTGCATGGTGTTAGTTGGAAAACTACAATCGGCATAAAACTTTCTGGAGATTCGGAGGTGGTTAGGCGAATAATTGAAAAAATGAAGGGTAGAAGATTTTTGCTTTTTGCGATGGATAATAACTCTAAAATAAGGATGGTAGGAACTGTGGCAATGCCTGCTAAGTTTGTGGTTGAGTTTTCGGTTAATCAATTTAAAGGTAGAAATTTGACTTTTGTTTGTGAGAGTAGAAATCAGCCTTATTTTTTGAATACCTGGGATGAAAAGGAATTGTTTGGGCCTGATTTTACTGATGAATTTAGTGATGACTTTTTAAGTGATGAAGGTAGTAGCGGATTTATGAGGCCTTCATTTCAGTTATAATTTTATATATATAAATATTGTTTTTAGGCATTTTGATAGCAAAATGCCTTTTTTTATGTCCTTTTTGTACGGGTGCTAATTGACATTTTTTGCATCGTGAATAAACATTTTTAGGGATGCAGGCAATTTTTAGGGATAAATATCTAAGTATTGAAGGCGATTATTTATCAAATCTTTTGATTAATAATCGCTACAATAATTTTGTTGGTGGTGATGTGAAGGTGCCTGAAGTGCAGATGAAAAGTATTGAAAATGATTTGGATAGTATGGGTTTAAGTTACTATCTGGGGATTAATACTGAAGCTGTAAAGGGTGGCTTGGTGGCCATTATACCAGTAGAAGGTACTTTGAGCCGTGGTATGGATTATGGTGGGGTGAGTACTAATTGGCTAAAGACTCAGATTGCTTATGCTGCTGGGAATGCTAAAGTGATTTCGATAGTGCTTAAAATTAGTTCACCTGGTGGGGCCGTTAATGGGGTGAGTGAGGTGGTTGCAGAAATGAATGCCAGTAAGAAACCAATTTTGAGTTATATCAGCTATTGCGGATGTTCGGGTGCTTACTTGATTGCGAGTCAGGGCCAGGAGGTTTGGATTGATAGTGCAAAAACAACGGCAGTGGGTAGTGTAGGTGTATATTCTGTTTTATTGTCTCAGTTTGAGATGATGCAGAATAATGGCATAAAGGCAAAGATATTGAGATGGCCAGAGAATAAGGCTTTGTTGCATCCGTACGAGGCTTTGGATGAGAATGATCCGAATATAAAAGCAGCTATTGATAAGGAGATGATGGTGGTGAAGATGATGCGTGAAGAGATGTTGAGCATGATTGTGAGTAAACGACCACAAGTGGCTTCGATTGATGGTGATGTATATTATGGGCGTGAGGCGATTAGATTGGGCCTTGCTGATAAGGTAGGGAGTTTGGAGGCGGCTGTTTCGAGAGCTGCGTTTTTGGGTTTGCAGGCGAAGATTTGATTTTTTTTACTTTAATAAATAAATAATGGAATTTTCATTTAAAAAAATGGGTGCGGCGATTGCTAACTTCTTTACGGGTAATCCTGAATTGGAGGCTCATCAAAAGCAGTTTGTGGATGCGATGGCAGAAGATGTGCAGGATGTGAATGCTCAGATGAGTGTTTTGCGTGGGCAGTTGGATGTGTTGACTGGTGAAAAATCGGCTTTGCAGGCTGATTTAGATGGCCATAAGGCTCAGGTGGCAAGTTTGAAGCCTGATGCTGATAAATATGCTGAAATAAAAGATGAGTTTGCTCAGTTGAAGGCTTTTGAAGAAAATAGAAAGCAGGCTTTGGGGGTTGTGAGTGATGATTCAGGTCAAGGCGGAAAACAACAAAACTCAAATGTGAATGATGCTAAGGTAGCAGATTATGAGCGTTTGAAAGGTAATTTTCCAAACTTGACAAAAGGTTTGCTTTAATATTAGTATAGTATTTTAACCAATAAAAAATTAATACAATGGCTTTAGTTGATAACAGTCTTTTGGCTGCAAGTTTGAAAGAGAATAAAATGGATTTTGAAAAAATCTTTTCTCTTAAAGTGCGTGACGGTTTTGCTGCGGCAAGAAGAACTTTAACGCCGATGGGTATAGATCAGAAGGTTTCTTTAAAAAGAGATTTTTTGACAAATCTTACTCAGCCTGGTAGAACTGGTGCTATTAATAATAGTGCTGATTTTATTTCACACAAAGAAAGAATCCCTGAATTGAAGCCTGCTAAGGTTGATATGTACATGGATGAAGTTGATTTGTACAATTTGCGAGTTTCGTTTTTGAATAGCTTAGCTCCTGCGGATGTTAATGATATTTATTCGATTGCTGGTCGTGAATATATCATGACTAAGGTGATTGGGCAGATTGGAAAAGAGGTTTTAGGGGCTATTTACAAGTCAGCTTTGGGATATGCTGCTTCAGGTAATGCTACTGCCTTTCAGGGTGGTTTGAACTTGTTTGACGGTATGGGTGTGAAGTTTTTGACAGGATATGCAACTAGTGGAACTGGTTTTGTTGGTGATATACCTGGTACAAATAAAGTAACTGCGGCAGGTGCTTTGACTGAAAGCAATGTAATTGCTGAATTAAAGAAAATGTTTGAGTTGATTTATACAACTCCGCACATGTATGATGTGGCGATTTCGGATGCAGCTGAAGATGAAAATGCTTTGATCATTCCTCCTGCTTATTTCCTTGCAATGGTAAATGCTTTGGATGCTTTGACATACAAATCTAATCAGCTTGTAGAGCAGGGGCCAGATGGTGTTTATCGTTTCAAAGCTTTGCCAAATGTTAAGATTAAGCCTGAGACGTTTATGAGTGGGGTGGATAATATGTTTTGGACTCCAAAAGCAAATTTATTCTATTTACATTCTATGGCGAGCAATGATATTACTTCGATTAAGTTCCAGGAGCTTGGTCGTGGTGTTCAGATCATGATTGACTGGGAGCAGAATGTTGATTATGCTGATGGTCGTATGATCGCTTTGTATAAATAAAATTAAGGCAGCTCAGAAATGGGCTGCCATTTATAACTTTTTAAAATTATAGAAAAATGGCTGGAATGACAAAACCACTTAGACCTGTAAAGGCTGGATTATCGAATCTTGGTGGGGGAATAAAATTGCTTTTATATACTTTGGATCAGTTTACGGCTGATGTTGAATGGCCGAAACGTGCGGATATTATTGCGGGAAAATCGGTTGTGCCTCCTACGATTATTACGACTGAGACTGCGGCGAGAGTAATTTTCGATATAAATAAAGGAGTGAAGATGAAATCTAATGGTAAAGGGCCTACCACTAACCAGGTTTATGACCATTCTTTTGAAGGTGCTGTGGTAACAGGTTATACTGCTGAGCAGAATGAAGCTTTGAACAATATTTATAATATGCCATGTATTGCTATTTTTGTTCAGGCGGATGGTTCTAAGATTGTATTGGGCAGTACTTTTAAGCCTTTAATGATTGAGTCTGATTATGATTCTGGTGCTATGAGTGCTGATATGAATGGTACTACCTTAAAAGGTATGAGCATTCAACCGTTAGATTTTAGACCAGTAATTTTAGGCTCAGCTGTGACGATTGCTGAGACAACAATTCCTGCTTACTCGTAAGATTTATTTTGATTTCTAAATTAGGTTTTTTATGAAAAATCCAAAAATAAAAAAACAATATTTAGGACTGGTGACAATTCCGATACTCAAAGATGGCTTTGAGTATCGGGTTGATCTTAATGCTCAAACTACGGAAGAAGAACTAAAACTTGTCTCAGAAAATGAGGTGGGAGTTACTTTTTTGGAAGAAGGTGGCCAGAAAGAAAAGCCTGCTCCTGTAAACTAATATTATTATGTCAAAGAAAAATAATGAGCCAGTAATTGAGACTGAAGAAAAAGTTGCTGATATTACTCAGGTGATTTTGGCATTTGGAGCCGTTAAATATTCAGTACTTAAAGTATTGGGTGGTGATGCTGAAAAGTTGTTTGTGCAGATTGAAGCTGCTTTGGAGTTTAAGAAAAATCAAGATGATTTTTCAGATTTAGATGCTGAAGAAGCAGCTGTAAAGCAGCTTGAAAAACGTAATGCTGAAGTATTGGCAATGCAAGAAGCAGCAGTACTGGAGCTTGAAGAATTGTATGCAAATGTGACTCAATAAAAGTTGAATTTATTTAAAATTGGAAAATGCTCAGCAATGTCTGGGCATTTTTTGTAAATTATAAATTATATGGCAAATTTTACGAATGGGTGTAAAAGTTTGAGAGAGTATTTAGATGAAAATAGAATTGATGTTGATCAGTTGAATATTTTATTGGAAAGGTATATAAATAAAGAATGTCAAGATGGTGGCGTGATGGCTGAGAATTATCAGCTTTTTGTTTATAAAGAGATTATTTCAAATTTTATTGGGTTGATTACTAAAGAAGATGGGAATTGATATAAAAATAAATCAGCAAAGAACAAACGTAAAAATGCTTGAGACGTTTTTTCGGTTGGGTAGGTGTTCGATTGATGATTTAAATTATGAGCGTGAAAAGCTTAAAAGGTTGGAGCTGGAAATTGATATTGTGAAGCAGGTAAAAGAAGTACTGCCACAAAAGCAAATTAAAGCTCCGATTGTAGTAAACACTAAAACGACTCCGATAAAACAAGAGATTTTGCAGGAAATTAGAAAATTGAGAACTAACCAGGCGGAAGTATGTAATCAGCTTGGTGATATTCCAAAAAATGAAAATTGTCAGTATTTGACTAGACAGGCAATTGCTTATACTTTTGAGATTGAAAAGCTTTGGACTAAGTATAGGTATTTAGAAAAGAACGGCGTTTTACCTGAAGAAAATAATGAGATTGAGGAAGAGAAATCAGTGGAATTATTGAGGCTTGAAGCTGAGCGAAAAAAGTTTTCTGAGGAACGAAGCAAACTAAAAAAGAAGATTGCTGAAGTTGGAAATACAGAAAAACTGCGAGAAAAATGGGTAGCTAGAAAATATGTAGTAGATGGAATTATTCAGGATTTGGATGGCAAAATAAGAGTTTTGAAATAATGTCCTTTTAAAAAATCAATGTCAGATACAATTTTGTATTTGACATTTTTTTTATGGATATGAATGATATAGTGTTGACAAATACCGATTATGAAAAAAGGCGTGAAGGTAGGTTAGATAAATTTTTGGATTATTTGAATCCAGATATTGAAAGAAAATTGGGTAAAAAAGAGCAGATCTATTTTAATCTGATGCAAAAATCTTTTAATTGGCGTACTATGTTTTTTTCACCTGAGCAGGTAAGGAGAATGCTGATGCAGGAGCCAAAGGATGAAAATGGGGGTACGTATTCTTATTCTATGGCTTGTCAATTGTATGCTGATATGGAGTATATATTTGGTAAAGATATGAAGTCAGATAAAAATCTGATGAATAGAATTATTAGTGAGCATTTATACAAGGCCTTACAATTAGCTTATCAGGATAAGAAAGCATCTGACATTGAAAAGGCTGAAGTGATTTTAAAAATTACGGATAAAATTGCAAAAGTAAATAAGGTATATGACAATGAAGGATTCTTGAGTCCTGAAATGGTGATGCCTCAAATGCTTAATATTTTGATTAAGTCAACGGCCACTACAAATAATAATGTAATCCTTCCACCAAAAGCTCCGACTGAAGATGAACAATAAAGCCTATGAATTTGATAGAAATCCTAAATCGGCGGCTTTGATTGATGCAGTATTAAACAATGAAGCCGATTATTGTAATAAAGATGATAGCAGTGATAGACCTTTGGGTAAATATCAAACTGGTTTCTCGGTAACTTATCAGGCTAGTAGGGGTGCTGGTAAAACTTATACTTTGCTTGATATTGTGGCCATCTCAGCCTTCCAATTGCCTAGGGCTTTGGCTGCCGTTGGCTCACGAACTTTTAAACAGGTGCAAGAAATTATACTTAGTCAGTCTACAAAAGTATGGGAGAAATGGAGATTGACGGAGTATGATTCTAAAAATAACCGTTTTGGAAATTATGTAGTAAATAAACGGCCTCCTGAGCATTTTGCAAAACCATATACTGCACCCAAAACTTATGATAATACTGTGAGCTTTGCGAATGGTTATGCAGTGCAGGCGGTTAGTGCAGATCGTGAAGATACTCAAAGAGGTCTAAACTTAGATCAGTATTTTGGTGATGAGTCAGCATTTCAAAAGCGTTCGTTTTTTAGTAAAGCAATTTCACCTGCTATTCGTGCTAATAAGTACTGTTTTCATGATGCCAGGCCGAATAGAAAAGGATTTAATCATCCATTGCATTGGCTAAAGATGCAGTTTTCTTCAGCTCCATATTCACCTGAAGGGCTTTGGATATATGAGAATGAAGAACGAATGAATAATGAGATAAAAATAAAAGGTGGCTATAAAAACTATTTTTATCTGGAAGCTACGGCGTATGATAATCTGAAGTTTTTACCTGGTGATTTTATTTCTGAACAAAAGGCAAACTTGACAGATTTTGAGTTTGATGTTGAGATAATGAATAAGAGGGTACGTAAAGCCCAAAATGCTTTTTATCCTTCTTTCTCAGAGGAAAAGCATGTAAAAGATTACTATGCTTATAATTTTGACGATAAAGAATTCCGTACAGATATTAAACAGGAAGCCTATGATGCTTGGAAGCCTTTAGAAATGTCATGGGATTTTAATGGGTATTTTACTTGCTGTGTTGTGGCACAGGACTTCAATAAAGAGTTTAGATTTATAAAAGAATTTTGGGCTAAAGAATCTGATTCGACATTGATTGCAAAGGTTTGTGATGATTTTGTTATTCATTACAAACATCATCTTAAGAAAGTTGTGTATTTGTATGGAGATTCAGGAGGAAACCAACGATCGCCAGGAGAAAACTTCTTTAATGACATTAAAATGCGTTTACGAATCGCAGGATTTATGATCATTGATTGTCTTGAAAATACTTATCCATCATTTGCCTCACGTTATAAAGTTATTAATGGTTTGTTATCTGAAGAAAAACCATCGCTTCCAAAGATTAGATTCAACGCCGACGCATGCAAATCATTAATCGTTTCAATAATGAACACACAAACACAGAAGGATTCATTCGAGAAGAATAAAGCAAACGAAGGAAACCTTCGCATTGCACAGGAAACTGTTACACACTTGTCT